ATGGATCAGGTCGTTGTTTTTCAAAAGATGTTTGAGCAAGTGAGAAAAGAGCAAAACTTCTCCTGGTTTTATTCAGAATTAAAACATCACCGTATTGCACATTACATTTATTATCTGGCTACGGATAACATCAGAATTATTACTCACGATGACACGGTTTTGTTATTAAGAGGAACCAGGAACCTGTTAAAAGTTAGTACGACCAAGAACCCTGCTAAAATAAAAGAGGCCGCATTGCTTCATATTTGCGGAAAATCTACATTTCGGGAATACTGTTCAACACTAGCAGGCGCGGGCGTTTTCCGGTGGGTTACTGATGTTAATCATAACAAACGCAGTTACTACGCCATTGATAATACGCTTTTATATATTGAAGATGTAGAAAATAATAAACCATTAATCTAGCTAAAGTTGGATGCTTAAGAAATGCTTCATAATTCAGTAAGGCATTAGCATAATGGGAATAAAAGTACAGAGACTATCCCTATGGATGATAAATACTGTCCTTTTATTGCTACCCATAAATAATCACCATGCCAATACTATCAAATTGATATTTGAAATGTGATCACTTGACTTTCTATACGTTATTTTATAACGGTTAATATATTTATAAAAACAACGGGTGTGCCATACGCCCGTTTCAATACTTAACGCACATGTGTTTTGGTTTAGTCATCATCCAGTTATATGTATTTTAGCCAGGAACAGGTTAAACCTTTCCTATATAACTCAAAAATTGAAACCTTATTCTCATGTCATGCTTATATTCATTATTATCGTTATATAAAAAGGCAACCATAATGTTTAGCAAATTGGCACAAAGTAGCATAAAGGCTATGTTTTAATTACAGGATGTTCAGTCATTTGAATGTATAACATTATAGCTAAACAAATCTAAAACGAAGTGAATAATTTATTGTTTTCACTAAATCTCATTTTGTTTAACATCCATTGAGATTCCTTGCTTTAAATTTTGTTTTATATAAGCAATCGTTTTAATTAATTTATTTTTTGAAGGGGTAATATACTCATATGCAAAATAAAGAAATGAACATCCAAATGAACTATATTAAATACCGTGGGATAAGACATAACAAATGAAGTGGATAGTAATTGACACGATAATTCAACCTTCATGCGGCATATCTTTTTCAGCCATATGGGGTAATATGAAAATGATCATCTGGTATCAATCTACTATATTTCTCCCTCCTGGCAGTATATTTACACCGGTTAAATCTGGAATTATCCTTAAAGATAAAGAATATCCTATTACTATTTATAACATCGCACCATTCAACAAGGATTTATGGAGTCTACTCAAAAGCAGTCAAGAGTGTCCTCCAGGAGAAAGCAAAATAACAAATAAATGTTTGCATAATAGTTGCATTATAAAAATATGCCCATATGGGCTCAAGTAAAGGGTTTTATATAAATATGCTCGATATGCTATTAATAATACCTACATAAATAAAACAACGGGCGTGTTATACGCCCGTTGCAATATTAAACACATGTAGTGATTACATGTTCTTGATGATCGCATCACCAAATTCTGAACATTTCAGCAGTTTAGCGCCTTCCATCAGACGTTCGAAGTCATAGGTTACAGTCTTGGCGTTGATTGCGCCTTCCATACCTTTAACAATCAGGTCTGCGGCTTCAGTCCAGCCCATATGGCGTAACATTAGATTTAGAAAATTATTATATCCAATTGAATTAAAACAATTTTATACTTAACGAACATCTAAACTTGTTTTTTTACCTTCACCATAACTCGCTGATTTTGTATAGTTTACGTAGCGTTTTGATAACCACTTTATGGCAAAATGGAGGTTCGCTTGAAAACTTCTGTTCTTATCCAGAAATTAATGGAAATTGACAAAACTGTACTATTCGATGCGGACGTAGTGACCGGTGAGGAATGGTGGCCAACCCCGATTTCTCGTGTTTATCACAATCCGCCACATACTTATGTAGAATTTTAAACAGGTGAACAATCTCAAAATGAATCTGACGAGCTAAGTGTTTATAGCGAATTACAAATTTGTGCACATCGAATGATGCAAATTAGAGATTTTGTGCAATCTAACGAGGGACTGAAACCTGAAAAAATTGTTTCGGAAATAAACATTCAAATTGAACGTATTAAAAAGTGATGGCTGAAGCAATTCTGAAACACTAATTCATATTCTATGTTCTTCATACCAATGTGGATTTAACTCCCACCCACCCACCAACCCACCAACCATGATTGGGCGGCGCAAGAAACTAATATCAATTAAAACAGCAAGTTATCAGTCTAAACAGAACACCAACGGGATGGAGGAGAGACAAAAAATATCCAATGAAACCGTAGCGCGTCAGCATTCAAAAGCGGGGTTTCTTATTTTTACTTCACCAGTAACAAATACACTGTATCATAACTACATAAAAATGATTGTTCTGACTCAGATGAATTTCTTACTCTTGTGGAATGTCACTTAATGTTATTTATAGGTAAACAATGAAATCCGAAACGCTAACCATCCAGCAAATTTTCCAAAATCAACGACAATATCGTGTTCCATTCTATCAACGTGCCTACGTATGGACGCAACGAAACCAATGGTCAGCTTTGTTGGAGGATATCTTCGAAAAAGCACAGAGCCGACTTTCGGGAACAAAACCAACCCCTCATTTCCTCGGCGCGGTGGTGCTGGAACCTCAACTCAAAAACAGCTTGTTAGGTGTAGATACCATACATATTATTGACGGCCAGCAACGTTTAACCACTCTTCAATATATTCTGGCATCCATTCGATTATCATTGCGTGCTACAGGCCTTTCTGAACTGGAAGGGTTAGTATTGACTTGCTTGAAAAATACAAACGAAGCAACGATGAGAAATAAAAAGGTAGAATGCTTCAAACTGTGGCCAACTTTTCGAGATCAAACTCATTTTATTCAAAGTCTTAATGTTGATAATATTGACGATCTCCGTAATGTATTTTCTGATAGCTTCACGCAACATGGTACGTTACGTAAACATTTCAACCACCCGCCGTCACTAGAGGCATTATGGTTTTTTACTGAAGCCTTTATAAAATGGATTAAAATAGAAAACCACTCACCACAAGAAAATGCTGTAGCACTAATTGAGGCTGTCTTGACGGATCTGAAACTGGTAAGCATATTTCTCGAAGCTGAAGATGATGCCCAAATAATTTTTGAAACATTAAATGGGCGAGGAGCGGAACTTCATGCAACGGATCTTATTCGCAACTATATCTTTATGTGCGCTGAGCATGAAAATATTAATGCTATTGAATTATATGAAAATGAGTGGAAGATCTTTGAAGATAAATACTGGTCGGAAAAGCAACGCCGTGGACGTATTAATAAACCACGCATGGAGTGGCTTGTACATGCGACATTGCAATCAGAAAGGCAGCGTGAAATTGATCTGTCTCGCCTTTACAATGAGTATCGTGATTATGTAAGTAAGGACTTGCCTTCACAACGAGCAGATCTGCAAGTAAAGCGCCTCAAACAATATGCATCACAATATAAAGAATTGGTTGGTGGTTTTGGCACAACCCCCATCTCACACTTTGGACATCGCATCGCAGCCTATGATGTGACGACACTCTATCCGCTTGCTTTGTTCATTTCGATAGCTAACATCGCCGATGATGAGAAAGCAGCCATGTATAATGATCTTGTCTCCTACGTAGTACGAAGATCCGTATGTGGCCTGACGCCAAAGAATTACAACAATGTATTTATGAATGTATTGCGACACTTGTCTAAAACGGAAATTTCCAGTGTTGAGTTACGTAATATCCTCAATAGCTTAAATGGCGAAGCCTCACGTTGGCCTGGGGACTCAGAATTTCTCAACGCTTGCATCAATGCTCCACTTTATCCTGGCAGGCTCGACGCACCGAAAATGCGCTCAATGTTAACGGAACTTGAAAGAGAACTTTGTCGCCAAGTGAAGACAGAAAAGCCTGATGTTCCAAATCTTTCTAATCTCGATATCGATCATCTTATGCCTCAAAGTTGGTATTCCTGTTGGCCTCTCGAAAATGGTCATATGGTGACAAATTCAGATGCTACGGTAATGAACCAAATTGTTCTGTCTGGAACCGATCTTACCCCTGAACAGCTACTGGTAAGGAAACGGCAACAAGCGATAGCTACGTTGGGAAATCTAACTTTGCTTAACCTTAGCGTAAACCGTTCCGTTCAGAATGCTGTATTTCTGAAAAAACGTGATGCTCTCATCGTCCACACCAATCTACGACTGAACATACCACTTATACTTAAGGATAAATGGGATGAGAGTGAAATACAGGAGCGAGGTAAAAAGTTGGGGGAAATTGCATTGAAAGTATGGCCAAAATACGATTAATGCAATTAATAAAATGATTATAGCGGCCTTACATTAGTAAGGCCGCAACTCACTATTAAATCCTTTAATTTGCATCAAGAACAGCACTGTCAGCCCTAGGCTCTCGGACTTTGTACCGCTTATCTTGTCTTCAAAAATCAGCTCGCATCCTGCACAGTTCAACGCATTACGTTGTAGATCGATTTTCTGGTCATTTGTTGATACGCAAACATAGCCAATAAGCATGGTAGCTCCCTCTGACAAAAGCAGGAATGATGCCATTTTCTCGTTATTTCTGCATTTTCATAAACGTTGGTTTGGGAGAATTATCTCTGGCTGGCACTGCATCGGGTGTCATTGGTCTGAATGGGTATGTAACGATTCCGTTAATTATTTCAGGTTCCCGGAGAACACTGATTATTCAGTGGGGGCAGGCGAGATTTGGTGGGTCTGGTGGTGAAGATGCCGGATATCTTAATGATTTTCCTTTTGCCTTTCCGTCAGCATGTTATGGAATGATAGTTAGTCATGTGGGGCATACACCTTCAGGCGCAGGAATCCTGTCGGCTTCTGCAATTACATCAAATCAGTTCCGCGGTTTTTCAAGCATAGCGACTGCTGCAAATGCTGTATTAGGTCGTTATATCGCTATAGGGGGTTAATATGTTTTATAGTCCATCATTAAACATTTTTGTGAATCCTGCGCTTAAGGATGATTACATTAATGCAAATTCATGGCCAGATGATGCTCTGGCTGTCAGTGATGATGTTTATAATGAATTTGCAATCAATACGCCCCCATATGACAAAATTCGTGTTGCAGGAAAAAATGGATTACCCACATGGGCACTAATACCTCCACCATCGCATGAAGAACTTATTCAACAGGCAGAATCAGAAAGGCAATTATTGCTTAATCAGGCCAACGAATACATGAACAGTAAACAATGGCCCGGTAAAGCCGCTATTGGTCGTCTGAAAGACGAGGAACTGGCACTATATAATTTGTGGCTGGATTACCTGGACGCACTGGAACTGGTGGATACCTCCAGTGCTCCAGATATTGAATGGCCTACACCTCCGGTAACTCAGGCCAGCTAATCTCAGGAGCCGTCGAAGTGTCGACGGCTTTTACTTCTTTTTTGTAGTCCATCCAGGCGGATAGTTTTTCTTTATCTGTACTGCTGATATCACCAAGCATTAATTCCACTCGCCAGTCAGCTGTGACATTATCGGCATGAGCAAGTAACTGCATTCGCTGATTTTCAGCACGTGCGACATAATCAATCGCCGGAGATTTCAGTACCGGTAAACCATTTTCATCTGACGTGATTAATTTACCCCCTTCCTGCTGTCCGGCAATTAATTCATTGTATAAGTCTGTACTTATCTCAACAATGTCAGCAGGCATGTCGCTGTTTATACCATCAAAGAAAAAACCATTAGTCGATTTTGAGAAATAAATCATAGATATACCTATACACCGATTGCTACCCAAAAACAGGACCTTTCATATTTGACAATTTCTCCCTGAGATATACCGCCAACAATTATATAGAACTGTGATTTGGTGATATCAGAACAGTTCGCAATGCCCATTGCAGATATACCAGCCAACGACGTTGTATGTGGCACAGCCAACAGCGCAAGTGAACGATTTGGGAATGTTACCGGGTAAGTCACCGTATAGTTTGATGCTCCACTGACAATACCCCACTGAATAATCAGACCTGAAGGGAGTTTTTGAAAACCCGTTGATGAAAGTGAACTGGCAAACGCCGCCATATCCGGAATTTGGTTTTGCCCGTTACCTACATTCCGTTTTGCCGCTTCTCCCAAACCAAGGTTTTGAAGAGCCGTTTTCACCGTGCCGTCCGATTTGATATCGCCAAACGGATTTTTGCGACTTAACAGCAGCGCACGAAGCGCGGTAAGCAGCTGGTCATGCCGCCCCTTCTCCAGGCTGGCACCGGATGCCTCCACCACGCTGCAGAGCTCTTCCTGCAACATGTCAAAGTAGTCATCATCCAGATCGGTGGCAGGCGTGCCGGTCTGGGGGTTACCACGGGTAAAACCGTTCTTACCCGCGCCGAACTTATCCTTCTGCGCGGTTTTCGTGTCTATACGATGCATGGATTACTCCGGATATTTAAAAATTACGTAGGTATGCGACGGGCAGAGTTTGTTAAGCACACATTCGACAACTGTGTCGCCCCAGATACGCAGTGCGGAATCACAGGGATCGCCACATGTCATCCAGGTGGTGTTGGTGGCGGCTGGCATGTTGACCTGCCAGTAATACCGCCATTCAGGCGCGTTCACAGCGTCAGTACAGGCCGATGAGCAGGTGAACGTGCTTTTGTCGTATCGCGTGATGGCGGCATCTGGTCTGCCCAGGGCAGCAAGCTGTGCAAGATAAAAATCCTCGTTGATGCCACCCGCCAGGTTAACCTTCGCATCCAGCCGTTGCTGACGCTGGCGAAGGGTCTGTGTCCCTGCGGGAATACATTCATCCGGCAGACCGCACAGACGCTCCCAGCGGTTTATCAGTTCAGTGGTGGTGCGCGGATCCAGCTCCCGCATCAGGGCATCCGCACGCTGATGAACGCGGGTTAATGACGGTGCCGCACCGGCAATCGCCGGATCGCTGGCTGACCACGCCGGACCGGGGGGCAACAGTGCCGACAACAGACGGATGTAATCATCGTTTGTCACGTCCATGAAATCGTCCCCAGTACCGCCAGTTCATTTTTTGCAATGGAGATATTGTCTGCCGGTGCAAGCAACTGATGGCTGTATTCCCCGTTCGCACCGGAAATCGCCTCACTGATACGCGATACCTTCAGTTCTCCCTGCGGATAACCATCACGCAGCAGGAACGAACGCAACTCCGCGGTGATGGCAGCCCGTATTTCCGGTGTGTCCGGCGTCACGCGGATATGAAAATCCACCGTATGTGCCACCGGCCTGAACACATACAAATCAGAGCCTGCCACCGGGGCCAGTGGCCCGATATGTTGTCTTGCCGCCGTTTCCGTTGATTCTTCCGGAATGGGATTAATCAGGTCACTGCTGGCAATCATCACACCGACAGTTCCCGTTCCCATCCAGTGACGGTATGTCCATGCGCGGGTAATGCCGGGCACTTCTTTAGCCCATACGACATAGTCCCCGTCAGCCCCGCCCTGCGGCGTCCAGTAATACCGCTCAATGACGCGGGCGCGCCACGTTTCCAGCTCTTCAGTATCAAATCCGCCTGTCAGGGTGTCAGCCACACCGGAAGACGGCAGACCATTCACCGGCGTGACCAGGATTAATGCCGTACCGTCGTCAGCGTTACCGACCGCGCCTGCATTTGAGCAGGCGATCGGCACGCGCAGGACACCACCGGAGCTGGTTGCATCGGCAGTTGCAGTATACTGAACCAGGTCATCGCGCTGAATAACACTCCCGGCGGTCACCTTCAGGCCATCGCTGACACCTTCCCAGCGCATATACCCGCTGGCAGCCGTGGCCCCCTTGCGCGGACACCGTTTCATCGCAGCATGTCGCGCCAGCCAGGACTCATCGCACAGGTCAGGCAGCATGTTCATTGCCAGATAATCGATGTACCCGTAAACCGTATGCAGCGCCGCCGCATACACCTTTGCCCGCACGTCTTCATCCATGCGCCGGAGCGTGTCGCTGACGTCCAGCCTGGCGAATAAATCGTTACGGAGCATACTGATATTTTCAGCCAGCGTCGGGCGCTGAAATTCACTGTCCGCCATGCGTTATCGCACTCCACAGATCATCAAAAGAAATCATTACCGGTCCGTCACGACGCCAGAGAGTGATACTGTTACCCAGTTCATTAATCCCGGTGCGGCGGATATCCAGATCAATACGGGACACCACGCCGTCATCAATCATCCATTGCAGGCATTCGCGGATATACCCCCTTACCGTCAGCACCAGCTGATTGGTCAGTTTGCTGCGCTGAAGCAGCCACAGTCGGGAGCCGTAACGGTCATTCTGTACCGCAGGCCAGGTATCCCCCCACCATCCCATCGGGACGTCGGCGTTGTCATCAGGCTCCGCCCGCCGCCAGGTAAACAGGGAAATCACCACGGCGCGGGTCAGCGGATCCAGCGGTGCGCTGGCGCAGGTGCGTTTACCGTTCACCGTCAGCCACAGTTCCATCATGCCTCCATCGCTTTATCAGGTTTGTCGGTGTTACTGCCCTGACCGTTCTCTCTGTGACGATGCCCGTTATAGGCAAGCCGCATCGCTGACATGGTGGTGCCGCTGGAGTCGCACAGGTCTTTCACCTGTCCTGTCACTTCCAGGTCCATTTCAAAACGTGCTTTAGGTGAATTGCGAAACGTGATCGTTTTACCTGCACCGTCCACCACGATCCCCTCCCGGGTCAGCGTCACGGACTGCCCCTGATCGTCATAGACAGCCACCTCACCCGTCTGCAGCCCTTTCAGGCGGTAGCGCCGGTCCGACACCGTAACAACCACCGCATGAGAACGGTCGCCATCCGGAAACAACACCACCGCTTCCGCACCGCTGTTTGCCCTTGCGGTAAAACCGTAGGGTTCAAGATGTTCAACCCCGGCTTTGGGTTCACCGGCAATCAGGGACACATCCACGGTCTGACATTTCGTGGCGGCACTGATGCTTTTCACCACTGCCCGCCCAATCAGGCCGAGAAGTTGTCGCTGCATGGCTTCAATCGTCCTCATCAGAACGGGTCCTCCTGTACTCTGGCTTTTTTCTTTTTCCGCGCGCCGGGGGCTTCGGGTTCAGGCAGATAAGCATCAGGTGGGCCGACACGGATTTCCGTCAGGGTGCCATTCTGGTCCTGAGTAAACGTGACTTCCGAGACAAGCAGTTCGGTATTGTCGAAACCACAGACCGGATCGAAGACAATCACCCGCTGGTTGGGCTGCCACAGCGTACCGTTACCCTGTCGCCAGCCCTGCACCACATAGGTGGTTTCATCCGTCCGCGCCGCCCGTTGTCGGGCTTCAAAGTCAGCACGCGCAATACAGCCTGCCCCCGTAGCCTGCCCTGTCTGCCTGATATACATCGGACGGTAACGGGCAATAAATGCATCCTCTGTGCGGGCCCGCAGCGCGGTGGTGGTGGCCTCACCGAAATCATCGTCGTTTCCGGCACGCTGCCCCGCCACCTGGTAAACTGAAAACCGCTCCCGGATACTCTTCTCCGTATCACAGGAAAGGATGTTTTCCCCAAGTACCAGCGCGGTATGTGCCCGCGTTGAGCCAATACCACCAATCACCAGCCTGCCGTGCGGGTCGTCATAAGCCAGCGCCTGCTGCTGACCGAGTATTTTGTTGATCACCTCGATCACCGTTTCACCGTGATCAGGCTGGACATCCGGAATAACACCCGACGGCGCATCGCTGTTCACCACCTCAATGCCGAAAGGCGCAGCAAGCGCCTGCGCAATCTGTACCAGCGATCGTCCGTTAAACTGTGTCGGTTCGGCTGCACAGTCAATCAGGTCAGCAGTCAGACTACGTCCGGCAATACCGGTGCTGACCGAACGGGCATCGTAACGAACGGGGGTCGCCTCCACCCAGCCGGTGATCACCAGCTCATCACCAATCAGCACTTCCACTTTTGAACCATTTTTAATGCGCGGCTGAAGCGTGGTGATACCCTCATCTCCCGGCCACTGGCGGGTGATCTCCACGCTGAAATCCCGCGCCAGCCGTTCAATACCGGCACCGATGCGCACCGATGTCCAGCCATTCCACTCTCGGCCATTTACCCGTAGCGTGACGTTATCGTTCATTGCACTGGCACCTTCAGAGGGATCACCGGCACAAAGCCGGGATGCGTAATGGCATTACGCCGGATAATGTCCGCGTCACGCGCCGCGTTATCAAACCAGGTCGCCGCCAGCACCAGCGCGGGTAAAACCTCATCCGGCGTGCGCTGAATGATCCGTGCAGACTGTTCAAGGCGCGTGTTGATATCCGCATTCAGATCTGCTTTCACCCGGCGCAGCGCCAGAAACAGCGCATCACTGGTTGTACGGGACAACTCCTTATCAGTTGCCGTATTCAGTGTGTCGCGAATGTCGGTCAGTTCTTCCCACGTTGGCAGGTCAACCGTGTTTTTTACCGCCGGTGCATTGTTCAGCACCGGATGCGTGACGGCAGGCCAGCCGGAGCTCTGCGCGGGTGTTGTTGACTGCCCCACTGCGGCATTCTGCATCACCGCAGAAGTTGTTGGCGCAGGCAATCGGGTAACGGCATACGCCGCTTCGCTGATTGCAGTCGTACGAAGGGTGCTGGCAACCATGTTACGCTGCTGCGTCGCTGTGGCGGTGGTTTTACTGTCCGTTTTCCAGACGCCGCGCGGTTGCAAATCGCTGCCGAGGCTGACACCAGAAAGCGTTTTGATCATGGTGACCAGGTCGCTGGCGTTACCATAAAGGCGTTTCCCGGTACGCCACATTTTCTGCACCTGTTCAACGAAATTTTTGCCTGACGATGGCGGCGGCAGAAGTACCGAGATATCCCCCTGCAACAGCCTGGCGGCATCCGATACGGCAGAATCCACCACTTTCATCGCATCAGAAACATACCCCAGCATTATGCTGGCATTACCGATAACGTCGTTCTGCACGAAATCCGCCACACCATCGATACTGAAACCGCTGAAGCTGTCACTGATGCAGTCATCCAGTGCAGAACAGGATGACATCAGCGTCTGCGCCGTCGCCGCACCTGATGTGGGGTAAGAGAGTTCTCCTGCTTCGACAAACTTCAGGTCAAAGCGGACAATACGCCCTTCACTTTTCGATGTGCTGACCCGAACTTCCCCGTCAACACAGACTTTCAGCTCACCATATGTCGGGTGGACAAGCGTGCCGGGACCTGGTTTATTCAGCGCTTCAATCAGGCGATCGCGCTGGTCAAAGCAGTCATCTCCCACCACATAAGCCGTGATGGACGGGCGAAAAGTGATTTTCCCCAGGTCTTCGGTATAGGGTTTGTCGCGGTTCGGGTATTCATGTGTTTCCACACGGCGACCGGTTCCCGCACTTTCTTCTTCAACCTTAAACGGCACGCCGCGAAATGACGCGTCCTGAAGCCTGTCTTTCCACGTCATATATACTCCGAAAATTAAAAAGCCACCTATTAGAAGGTGGCCTTGTAATGAATTTTATTAATTAGCGAGTCAGAAACAACGAATCTTTATACTTTTGCTGTTGTTCATTTAAATACTTAGCTGTTTCATCGCTGGCAAATGGAAATATTACCGTATTTTTAGGCATGGTAATTTCTTTTTTGTCCAGCGTCAGAGTAAACATAGGAACATACTGAGCAGAGTAACGCACCGCAGAAACGAGCTCTAGTTTAGACTCTTCAATAACACTTAAATTATCCAGGCTAACTTTCTCTTCATCTTTTTTCTTTGACGCATTTAAAGTTTTTATTACTTTATTTAATTTCTCCTGAAAATCCTCCTTAAAGTTTTCAGGATTGCCGTCGACAACAAGAATCTGTTCACCCTGATTATCTGGAAAAATAATCTTTGCACTTATCAATTTATTTTCTTTATAAACATCACCAAGTTTTATGGCTCCTCCAGATAACTGAATAATATGTTCATCTTTAAAGGAGATGTTGCCAGAGATTATGAGAGATGAAAAAATAGCCGCTGCTCCAAGAATTACACTTGCTGTGATATAGCCTTTCATTTTTCGCCTATTAACATTTTTCTAAATGTGCATTAATTCTATCACTCTATTTATGACTTACAACCAGCAATACCTGTGAGGGGAATCCTGGCTACCAAAATCGGGTATAGCCAACATCGTGATTTATATCAATGCCACTGGAGCGTGTTTCCGTAACCCGCATACCTGGTGGCATATTTATAAATGATACCTTGATCTCACCATCAACTTTTGGCGCGGTAGCTTTATTAATCATGAAGGGATTCGGACCTGTGGCACCGGAGGCGTTGTTTGCCTGAGCCGGATCCACCTCCGGATAAGGAGTGTATCCCCGTGGCGGTATTCCCGTCCCATAAGCATCATAAGCACCCGCGCCCCACTGCGCCGAGTTAATGGCATCGACCGTGTCACCGGAACTGTCGGTAAACCATTCAATAATCGGCTTCAGCTTATCCCACATATCCTGAAACCACTTAACAACCGGTCCCCAGTTATTGATCACCATCCCCAGCGGCGACCAGGCAAAAACCTTCTTCAGAAGTTCCCAGCCAGCCTCAAAATAAGGACTAATGGTTTCCCAGAGCTTCTTAAAATAAGGTCCGACAACATCCCAGTTAGTGATAATTAATCCCGCAGCCAGGGCTATCGCCGTCGCAATCATGCCAATCGGCGTCATCGACATGATCCTGCTGACGATACTGATGGCACTGCCCACGCCCATCAATCCCAGTTTCAGAATCGCAAGACCGGCAGCAAGCCCGACGACGCCGCGAATAACCCGGGGATTTTCATCCGCAAACTTCGTGAATTTTTCCCCTAACTCCCCCAGCCATTGCGTGATATTTTTGACGTCACCAGAAAATGCGCCGCCAATAGCCGCAAGGCCGTTAGTTGCGGTCCCCGTCATTGCCTCCCACAGGTTGGACAGCGTACCAAGCTGGGCCTGAACACGTTTATTCAGGATGGCCTGTTTATTCATCTTCTGCTGGATCTGATCGTAACCATCCTTTCCTTTATCGATCAGAGCATTGACCACCTGAAGGGTTTCGGCATCATCACCAAATATTGCCTTAAGTACACCGGTTCGCTTAACGTCGGTCAGTTTTCGCAGCTTTGCCAGTTGCCTGAACATGTTATCAAGACCGCCAAAACTCCCTTTGCCGTCAGTAAAATCGAGCTGTACCCCGAGTTTCTGGCGGGCCATAACTTTATTAACGTCCCTGATTTTCTTAACGCTTAATCCGGACTGGATAACTTTTCGCAGGGCATTACCTGCCGACTCCCCGTTCATCCCCATCTGATCCATCATGACGCTGATGGGGGCAAGGCTCTGTGCAGCCTGAAGACCGTCCTTGTTCACCATCTTCAGAACAGAACTGGTTTTAGTGAAGAAGGACAACATGTTGGTATCGTCAACGCCCAGATAAAACGCCTTCTGGATAGTGTCGAACAGCCCCATCATGTCTTCTGACGCCGTTCCGGTAGCATCCTGCATCTTTGCAGCAAACTCAGCAGCCGCTTCCGGTGTTTTTTTCAGTTGTACCGCAAGATAAGCTGTCGCTTTACCCACACCGCCAAGAATATTTTCTGCCGGGATCCCCTGACGCACCAGCATCTGCATCATGTTCTGGAAATCAGCCGTTGTACCGGGTAGCTGGTTACCCAGGCCAATAGCCAGTTTATTGATGTCCTGAAAGCTCTTTCCGACCTCGCCGTTCGCATCCATCATGGCGACTTTCAGCCCGGTGGCGGCGTTTTCCTGATCGGCATAAGATTTCAGGGAAAGCGTCAGACCCGCTGCCAGTCCGCCACCAAGCGCCAGCCCACCCTGTGATGCTTCTTCCGCCTGGCGTTTAAATCCCCGGATTTTCTTTTGCATTTTCGACAGCGCGGGAGAAAGTCTGTCGACACCGGTGATCAACGCCTTAAGCTCAAATTCAGCCATGTGTGCGTTTCTCCTGCTCTATCCTGTTTGCCTGACTGACCAGCAAGGGAATTTCACTGATCGGCATATTCAGCAATTCGAAAGGATTAATGCGCCAGTAACTGGCGCAGTCAAAGAAGCGATCAGTGAGGTATTCAGCCGTCAGGCCTGGAGGAAAAAACCGGCCACAAGCCACGCCGCTGCATTCAGGTCTGCCGGAGACATCTGGTCGACAGAGTTTTGCGGCACTTTCGCCAGCCGCACAATGTATTTCGATACCACATGCGCCAGAAGTCTGACTGACTCATCCTGATTCATCTGGTAGGGATACCCCAGCTCGCGGACATCTTTCCCGGTGGGCTCATCAAACTCAAGTACGGAGAGTGTCTCGCCATGAGCAGTAATCGGTTTCTTTAACTCAAGCTCTTTCATTACTGGTAATCCCCTTCTTCACCGTGGAACTCAAGATCAACCGTGCCTTCTTCGGCATTATGGTTCGCTTCGCCGTGCAGCCAGGCAGACGACAGTACATAGACCTGACCGTTCGCCAGCTCGGCAGTGATGGTCATCTCATCAGACGAGGTGATTTTGCTCACCGGAAAATTCTTCGGCACCTTGAAGGTCCCTTTGACATAGGGCGCACGGTGAGTTTCCTTGCGGTCCACTGAACCGTCCAGGCCGATGATGTCATCATTGACCGTCCTGTTCATGGGCACCTCAATGCCGCCGGTCAGCGATAGCTGCTGACCGTCAATTTTGAAATAACAGGTTCCCCCGATACGGGCCATTATGCAGACTCCTCTGAATACTGAAGACGGAACTGGTTAACCACGGCAAAGACACGCAACTGGTTAACATAGTCAGGCGGGAACAGCGTGTTCAGGCGGTTCGGATCGCTGGCATCACGCTCCACAACCAGGTACTGCTTAAACAGTTCGTAGTTTTCCACGATCCCCGCACGCTCAAGCTGACGGTAGGTTGCCAGCAGTTCCCCTTTGATCACCGCCGGGGTGACAATCGCCTGACCGGGACCAAAGCGGGTACCGTCACTGGCAAGCTTGTGACGCCCGTACTTACTGGTAATGACGGATTTCAGTTTGCGCAGTACATACGCGCTGGTATGCAGTGTCTCACTGTCGAGGTAGCTGTTATCCGCAACCCCGTAAGCGTTTTTCCTGTACGTGGTGACATCACGCTGAATGCGCAGTACCCCGCTTTCGACATACGCCGTTGCCACGCCATGAGACAGCAGGGTCTGTTGTTCGGTCATCGTGAACCGTTTCCCCTTCGGCGCAGGCAGCATACCCACCAGCTCACCGGTCTGCGTGGGACGTGCCGGATCGTTGCGAATAAACACCGCTGCGCGGGCGGTACGGCTTGCCGCCAGTTCGTCGGCAGGCGTCTGGGTCTCTTTTTCGTACCCCGCCAGGGTAATGTGCTGCTGGTTAAACTGGTCACCTGCGGTCACCAGTTCTGACAGCGTGCCGATCTTTGCCGTATACACATGACCATACAGCTGACGCGCATAGCTCCAGCGACCGCTGGTATCGTTCATCTCGGTCACCAGCGTGTTAACGGAGGCCGTGTCGTTGAACGGCAGGCCGATATAATCAAACGGCTCATCCGCCATTGCAGCCACCGCGCCGGTGAGAACCGGAGCACCCGTTCCGGCGGTACCCGTCGCCACGGCAATCTGTACGCCCGCTGGCAGCACTTCGCCCCCACCAAAGCCGTAGTAATTGAGGCTGACAGGAATTTCATTCCCGCAAAGCCCCTTATGACGCGCGGTCAGTGTGACCACACCTGCCGAAGATGAAGCCGTAAACGGCAGGGCCGGAACGGCATTGATGGCATCTTTGATACTGCTGGCAATCGTCGTGACGTTATCGCCGTTGGTCACCGGAGCCTGCACGCGGGTACGTCCCACATAGACATTCACCGTGCCGCTTTCGGTTGCTTCCCCGGTCACCGTCAGCGTAACCGTTGCCGCCGCGCCTGTGGCTTCCGGAACGGCAATCACATACAGCTCACCAAACGGGTCGGTCTGGCGATAAGCCTCGACCATACGCGCCAGCTGACTTCCCGCACCACAAATCTGGCGTGCATAGTCTGCCGACGGCATCAGCACCAGACTGTTGGCAACAATCTCTGCACCGTTACTGGCATGACCAATCAGCAGCGATGCTCCGCTGTCCTGTGCAGTATTCGCCGCCTGGTTATCCATTTCCGCATAAAACAGCGGAACCAGCGTATTCGACGGAATGGTGTTAAAGCTTATCGTCATCGGTGTTCACCTTTTTATTCACGCGCCGGATATCACCAGCTGCTTCACGGCGCAGCCAGTAGTTGTTCTCGTCAACATTTCGCCCTTCGGCGGGCAAAAGGTCGCTGCGGGCAGGGTCAGGCACTGACCGCCCTTTAACAGGTTTCACAAACATGAGGATCCTCAGGAAGGAATGGTTATTTCTGTGTGATGTTCGATATCGCCGTCAGGCCCGTTACCGGGATCGAGATAATCAACATCAATCGCCAGCGTTTGCAGTTCATCCAGACTGTTCAGATCATCCTGCTGGCGGGTATCGTCTTCAGTCAGCTCGCTGATGACCGAAAAATCGAACTGATAAATCAGCTCATGACGATTCAGATCCAGCAGCGTGCCGCCGTCATAGGTAATCGGGTTACCGCACGCCTCCGGGTTCCAGCCCAGCAGAGCCTTAAAGAGCATCTGCCGGACATCGTCCACCACATCATACGAGGCAAACTGACCGCGCTCATCACGCCCGTTACTCAGTATGACAATCACGGAGAAACCCTCTTTCAGCGCCTGCCAGTAGTCGGTCTGGCTTTTGTTTTCTCCCGGAGAATCATCACCCGGTACAACATATGCCGCCGGGAGTTTCAGCTTTCCGACCTCCGGCAGATTTTTGAACTGGGCCGCACCTGCAACCCGGTTTTCAAAATACGGACAGCGGGCACGCAGTGCAGCAATAACAGGCGTCAGTTTCATCTGTGTCGTCGCTCCGGCTTCAGTGATTTACGCAATTCCCGCGCCAGAAAATAGCGTGTCCAGCTGCGGTTCTTTTCAAGCGTTTCCATCATGAAGTTATTACGTGGAGCCAGTCGCCAGCCGCTGCCACCGGATGCACCACGATGATGGCTGCGACGACGCTTTGCCCCTCGCCTCACTCCATAGAACAAAAAAGCCGGATAAAAATCACCAGTGATACGGCGGTTTCCCTCTCCATTACGCTGGTTAGGGGCTATACGTGCCATAAAACCAGGGCGATGTTTACTGGCTCTGGGTACCATGTAACCAATCGAACGAGCCAGGCGTCCGGTCTGATAACCGGGGTTTTCACCCGGTGCCGACCGCGCACGGCGCATCACCAGCCGACGGGCATCACGCATATGACGCTGACCAATCGTGACAAACGCCCGCCGGACACGGGCGCGGTTAAAGCGCATCTCCGTGGGCTGCTGAAAATCAACGTGCAAAAAGGAAGTCGCCATTGCTGCCTCCGTGACTCTGCCTACATTCGCCCAGCTCCGTACACTCCAGCAGCAGAAAGCGCCGCGCTCCGTTCAGATCGCGCTGACGTTTCACCCGGTACACACTGTCACCGCAGACCACCTCATAATCAGCAGTGATCCCCCGGCGGTAACGAATGGTGATGTAATGGGTGATGGCGTCTCCGGTCTGCGCGGTTTCCTGCCAGGTGGTGGCACTGGTCTGGATAACCTTCGCCCATGTACTGAACGCAACCGGGTATTGAGGCTCCACGCCAAAGTTATCTGCGGGCATATCCACCCGCTGGCGGATCAGGACGCGTTTATTCAGTTCACCGGGGTCCGGCAGAATGTAGGTTGCGCTGGTCTGTGCCTGGCTAATTTTCATTGCGGAAAGTACCTGTACGGGCTGACAAGCCAGCCAAAACTCTGCGGCATGTCGAGTTTCTCCACTTCCGTAACCGACGAGCGGTTTTCGTAAAAGTGGCTGATAAGCATCAGCATCCCAAGACGAATATCATCCGGCAGGTGCAGCCCGTCCGGATCGCTGTCCGGAATGGATTCATCCGGTGCATAGAGCTTCCGGTTCAGATACGTTTCCGTCCGCTTTTGCGCCGCACAGGCCAGCAGTTGCAGATGGCGGTCATCGGCATCGAAATCCTCATCCAGCCGGAGTTGGGCTTTAATCTCTTCCAGTGTCAGAAGCATTCTCATCCCTCTTTACTGGCCGTGGCTTTTTCTCTTTTGCCGCTTTACTGCTTTTTGCACTGGTTCCGCGCTCTGCTAACCCGGCCTGAAGTGCAATCTCCTGCACCCGGGCAGGAAGCGCCCCGTCGTCATACTCACCGGCCCTAATAACCTCAACACGCATACCGTCCGGTGACCATTTAAGATCTTGTTTCAGGATCATGATTCTTCACCCTTCAGAACAGGGGGCGCGGAACCGCGCCCATGAGCGATTACTTCTCTGCAATCTTCAGCAGTTTGATGGCCTGCGAATCGACCAGCATTCCGCCGGTGCGCTTGGTGGTATAAAAACCGACAAACGGTTTATTGGTGTACGGGTCACGCAGAATGCGGGTGCCGATACGGTCAACGATGGTGTAACCCCGTTTGAAGTTACCAAATGCGATGGCTTTCGCATCCGCAGCAATATCCGGCATCTGTTCGTTTTCAGCAATACCGTACCCCAGCAGAGAAGAAGGCTGCCCCAGTTCCAGCCCCGGACGCCACAGATAGTTACCCTCGTTGTCTTTCAACAGACGAATGGCAAACAGGCTGTTGTTGTTCATCATGAACTTCGCGCCAGTGCGGTGTGCCTTACGCAGCGTGTAAATCAGTTTGATAATGGCGTCTGCGGTCACCGCAGTCGCTTCGCCGGATACAATATGCTGAAGTTTGCCGAACGCCCGGACCTTATCGGTTTCATCAGTGGATTCATACGCCAGGAACCCTTTCGGCTTCTTGGTGCCATCGCCTGAGGTAAAGGCAATTTCTTCCTGTTCGGCAAATTCGGTTGCCAGCTCGCTGTTGATCCATGCTTCCACGTTGAAAAAGGCATCATCCAGCATTTTCTGGGTGGCCTGCGGGTTACCGTAGATTTCCCCCATGAAAGGTTCAATCAGGCCCAGTTTTGAGGTGGCAGTCTGGGAGCGCGCGTCAGTCTCGCCAACCCATCCGGAAGCCGTGCCGCCCAGATTCACCAGTTTTTTGTAGTCGGAACCACCAATGGTGATCACCGTGGCTTCCTGACGCATCACCACTTCATCTTTCAGCAAGGTCAGAATGTTGCGATCCAGCGCTTCCGGCACGGCATAGCCGCCGTCTTCATCGGTGCCCACCTGTAATGCCTTGCGCTCCAGATCGCGCAGACCATCTTCACGGCCTTTACGCAGGAAGCCCACAAACGCTTCTTTATGCTCGGTGGTCAGTTTATTTTGCGCTCCACCAGCCGGACGTTTCAGCTCAAGCAGCTCTTTTTCAAGGTCGCTTTTGAGATTTTCCAGCTCGCTGAGTTTCCCGTTCAGGGTTTCCACCTGCCCGGCAAGCTTGCCTTTTTCCTGCTCAATCGCATCCACGCGCTTGTCGTTCTTTGCTTTGAAGTCGTCAAACTTCTGCTGCAGCTCCTGCGCGACCTGTTCGACATCTTTAATATCAACCGCCATCGTATTTCTCCTGATTAGAAGTTCAGATTTTTCAGTGCATTCAGTGCAGAGCCCACATCCTCAGCGTCGCGCAGGGACAGTGCGCTATAGCCCCCGGCCATGAATGCTTTGGCCTGGGTACGGGAGAGTCCGACATCACGCAGGACTCTTTCGATTTTTTTCTGTTCGGGGATTTCCCCGCGGGCCTGTGCGTTCTTGACGTCGCTGATCCGCGCCTCGTCGTTAGACGGGAACGTCACCAGGCTGACTTCCCAGAGGTCGATTTCTTTCAGCAGAAAGGCTTCTTTGCTCCGGTCATATTCCCAGTCTTTCAGGACGTACCCAATAGAAAGGCCGGTTAACGAACCGGCCTTCATGTGTGCATGTGCGCGTTTTGCGAGGGGATCATCATCAATAAGCAACCGTCCCCTGACGTAAAGCCCGACATCGTCTTCCTTCATTTCGGTGTAAACACCGATGGGTTCATCCATGCGGTGCTGCCAGAGCAGCGCAGGTAACGCTTTTCTGTCACTCCACGCCCGCAGGGAAGCAGCAAATGCCCCGGACATCACCACATCATCGTGGCTGTCCTTTACACCAAAGACGGAGCCATACCCTTCAAACTCACCGGAGTCACTGACAGATTTCAGACTCAGCGGTACATCAAGACGTTGTTTCGTCTGCATTGGCGTTATCCTTCTGCTTACCGGCTTTACTGCCATCGGAGGGCTTCGTGGTCATGTTCATCGGTGTGAGATAGACATCACCACCGGGACGCGGATTCATATCTTCCAGGTCGCGGCAGTCATTGGGAGAGTAAATTCCCCAGTTGATCCCGGTGGCGTAGGCTTCAAAACGGGACTTCATATCCCCGCGCAGTAACGCCCCGGCGTTAAATTTGGCGTAATAAACGCCCTGCTTACTTTTTCGTACCAGTCCGGTGTTGATCCGCTGTTCGATGCGGGTCAGATACGGCACCAGTGAATAGTTGATAAATCCCAGCCCCAGCTCTTCGATATTGTTGAAGGTGGCGCGATCGGTGTTCTGCACCATGTGCAACGGCACCCGGAACAGACGACAGATTTCTTCAAGCTGAAACTTGCGGGTTTCCAGGAACTGGCTGTCCTCGGCGTTCAGCGCCATCGACTTCCAGTCCAGCCCCATCTCAAGGATCATCGGGCGGTGAGCATTGCCAAGCCCGGTGTGACGCTCCTCAAAATCTTTCTTCAGGCGCTCATAAGCCTGATCTGACAGCGTCTGCTCTGTACGCAACACACCCGACGTCACCGCGCCATTGCTGAACAGTCTGGCCCCGTGCTCTTCGGTCGCTGCCGCCAGCGATATTGCCTCGCGGGCATAGGCGATGGGATTCAGCCCCACCAGTCCGTCCAGCGTCAGCGTGCGCACATGCCAGATATCCTCCTGGCTCAGTACATCCGTGGAGCCATCCGGGAATGTGACCTGATAGACCGGCTCCCAGCTACTGTTAAGCTTCGGTACCACACAGCCGGGATCGACGGGCAGCAGTTCAGCCACTTCGCCAAATGCTTTCACTTTGTAGGCGTAAAAGTTTCCCCGCAGACACAGACAGGTGACCACCAGCTCCCAGAACTCCTGCGGCGTCATATAGCCATTGGGATGCGTGGAGATCAGCTTATGCAGACGTTCGCCAGTGGCTCTCTGCTTCAGGCTGCCGTTCAGGTGATACAGGTTGCAGGGCAACATCCCGACCGACTCCGCCAGCACCCTGACACAGGAAAAAACCGCCGTCAGTCGCATGGCCCGCTGGCTGCTGATCTGCTTTCCGGTATAGGTGTCGTAGGACAACCCGATAGCATCCGCCAGCTCTGCTGGCGTGGTCACCGGTGCGTCACTTTTTCGTTGAAATAATCCCGAAAAGAACACTATTTACCTCCGCCGACAGACGACTGTGTACGGTCGAGATATCGCGCCACCAGCCACGACCAGAACAGGCACAACGCCCCGGCAACAACAAACCCCGCCGGGGGATAAATCAGCCAGGCACCATACGCCAGCAAAAGCGCCCCCAGCACGCCCACCAGAGGCGCGAGAATCAGCATGATCATAATTACCTCAGTTAAAGCGAGCGGATCCCATAGGACTCAATGTGGTCAGACAGCGTGTCTTCTTTCTCGTACAGCATGGCTCTGCCAACCGCCATAATCAGCGCAACTGCACCATCGATTTTGTTTTCCGCCTGCTCTTTGACGGGCTTCACCACATCATCGTTACCCGGAATGGTTTTGCCGACCACGTTGCCGATACACCAGGTCATGATGGGATTGCCATCATGATGAAAGCGCCCCGATTCAATTGCCGCTTCCAGCTCTTTCATCGGGTCGGACATGTTGGTGTAGTTCTGAATGATAGTGATGGGGTTCAGGTCTTCATCAGCAAGGTCATGTGACAACCCGGTCGCCCCGAAGGGGTCGATGGGTGACTCACTGACCGGGCTGATTTTGTTCGCCGCTTTGGCCTCCTCGAGGATGTAGCGATAATCCACCTCCGCACCATCGGTAACGGTCAGAACGCCCATTTCCACCCATTTCTGAAAGCGTTCGGCTGTCCGTCGATCTTCATTTTTCTCGACGCTGTACACCGTGTCATACGGTACCCAGAAACGCGGGGCCACACTGTAGTAATGCGTTTTACCGTCAATCTCGCGGGTATAAAGTCGCGCCATACTGTTCATATCCAGCTTACGCGCCAGGTCAAAGGCCAGAATGCACGGCTGCCCCTCGAACTGCTCAAGGGTCAGTGATTTATCCTCGCAGCTCTGCCAGCTCACCAGATTGAAATACGCCGAACGCGCCGACACCCAGATATTGAGGTGTTTTGTTTTAAAGACGTTTGCCAGACGGGCGTTATTTTTCGCACGCTGCTGCTGACTTAACAAAAATTCGCGATAAACCGACACGCCAATATTTGGATTGGCTTTTTCCAGCACCTGCGGGTCGGTCCAGTCATCGCCTTCGTCAACGGTATAGATGATCCCGAACAGTTCATCGTTGGGTACCGACCCGTTGAGCATCTCGATAACTTCCCGCCGCTTGTCGTAGCACGGCCCCTCAATGTTGTACCCGGCAGTAGTAATGGCCCACATCAGTGGCTGACGTCGCGCCCCCATCCCGGTAAGCATCGTGGTGTAAAGCGCATCGGTGGCGTGCTCGTGATATTCATCCACCACCGCACAGTGGGGTGATGAACCATCACCGGGGTTACCGATCAGCGGTTCAAAACGCGCACCATCCTCCGGACGGTTCATGTTTGAGGCGTTAACCTCAATCCCGAACGCTTCCGTCAGCATGGGTGTGCGTTTACACATCAGTCTTGCCGGACGAAAGACTTCCCATGCCTGTTTCTCCGTCGTGGCACCGGAATACACTTCCGCGCCGAACTCGTTATCACAGGCAAAACAATACAGGGCGACACCGGCAGAGATTGCCGATTTGCCGTTCTTACGGGGGATTTCGGTATACACCTCACGGAAGCGGCGCAGCCGGGAGCCTTTATTGACCCAGCCAAACGCGCAGCAGATCACAAAGAGCTGCCACAGCTCCAGCGTGATGGGCATCCTCTTAAATGCCCACTCACCCTTGGTGTGCGGCAACAGCTGAATAAATTTAGCGGCCCGTTCAGCCAGGTCCTTGTCGAAGCGGTAACGAAACGACTTACTTTTTTCCGCCATCAGGTCATCAAGATGCCGCTGGCAGGCCTGAATCACAAACTGGCAGGCCACAATCTTTCCGCGCACGACATCACGGGCATACTGATTGGCAGCATTTACGTTGGGGTAAGATTTCCGGCTCATGATTCGATGATTTTCAGAAACGGGTTAGTGGCTTTCTTCTTCCCCGCCAGGCCAATCAGACGCTGGCGGCTGCTGGGGTCGAGTCCGAGCATTGCCCCCGTACTGCTCATCTCGGACTCCTGTTCTTTTTTGGCGGTCAGCTCCGGATTTTTGACCATACCGCCCATTGCACCGGTGATGGTGTTGCCCTGTCTGGCAATATTTTTCACGGCACGTCGCCAGAACTCATAGGCCACACACCACCGCTCAAGCACTGCGAGGTCAGTCACGCACAGCAGGCCCTGACCGCAGAGTTCTTTAGTTGTCAGTTGCCACATGATCGTGGCGAGAGGGAGATCTTCTTCAGCGAACCACTCCGGTGGCTCAACACCTTTGATGGGCGTAAAAACAGGTTCATCTTTATTCAGGGCTCGCTTGCCGGGGTTTCCGGCCAGCGCCTTGCGCGCCGTTGGCTTGGGGCGACGCCCGGAACGCCCCGCCGTTCCAGCCATATGCGGCACTCCTGGTTAAATTTCATTTTTCGCGGGTATAAAAAAACGATGGGGCGGGCAGTCCGGAAGGCGCGCGGTTGCAAAGATTCGACCTCCCCCTCCCCTGGCTGATGATGACATCAATTCTCACCTGAACCGCTCACGCGCGGTCTTCACTGCGTGACACGACCAGCACAGACTCTCAAGGTTGCTGTCTTCATCAGTGCCGCCGTGAGCCTTCGCCTTGAGGTGGTCCACGCAGGACGCTTGCTTCACAACTCCCTGCCGAAGATGGTTCTGACATAACCCTTTGTCGCGCTTTAGTATCCGCTCCCGGATGACTTCCCACTTTGTTCCATATCCGCGCTGCTGCCGTGATTGACCTGGCTTGTAGGATTTCCAGCCCTCACCTTTATGATTTTCGCAGTAGCCTGACGGATCTGTAGTGGTAGAACGGCAGCCGCGAACACGGCAGGCTTTTGGGATTCGTGGCGGCATATGGAAAACTCCGGATAGAAATTATGATAGAAACCATGTTATTTAATAGCGTTTCAATCCGTTAAGTAACAATGGTTATGCTCGTAAAGGACGCCCTGATGACAAATAACTACATGAATGATTTCCTCAAATACTCACAGCCATATGTTCCAAAGGACTACAATCTTGCAAATGAATTTCATAGACGCCTTATATGCTGGATAAATGATTTTCACCGTGAACTTGAAGAAGAGTATGAGGTAGGAGGACAACTAGCTAGCTTTGGTAAAAACATTGAATTTCATTTCACAGACATAAGCTACTGGAATCCATCATTAATTTCTTTCATTGGTACTCTGGAGGATGGCAGTCCTGTAGAACTTGTTCAGCATGTATCTCAAATAAATGTCCTGCTAATCCGAAAAAAACGCTTATGCTTAGAGACCCCTAAAAGACCGATTGGGTTTGCTGATTGGGGTGAATACGACTCCTTTAAAGGAGATAATTGATAACTTTATTGCGGGCGATAATTGCCCGCAATCTCGTTTGCCTCATAACTGGCTAATACAGTTGCGCTGTACTGCTTTGTTATGTGCCAGAATATCCCGCTTCGTAAGCTTATCCAGCACTTCAATGTCCTGACCTGTGAGGTAGATGATTCTTACCCAGTCACAGGCCGTGTCCGTTACTTCAGGTTTTGCGGGTAAAGTTTTCGCGCAACTCACGGTCAACATCGTCATCAGGTAGATGATTAACAGTCTGCTGTACATCCCAGGCTCCTTTTGTTGTCTCTACCCTACGTTCTGCAACGGCTTCAGTAGCAGCTGCACGTTCTTCAGTGCGTTGCTGGTCCGCTTTTGTTTCTGCGATACTTGTACCGCGTGATTTACCCAGACCAAAAGCACCTGCAATTGCAGCCAGCACAGCAACAACCAGGCCGATAATCATTTCAAGTCCCATAGTGACCTCATACCAGTGCGGCTTTTGCTTTGGCGTAACGTTCACGGCGGTCTTTAATGCCATTCTGTCCGCCGTTAATAATCTGCGTTACACGTTCCACGTCACCCGAATACATCAAGCAACCGCGTAACGTGAAGTACCACGCCGCCGAACGGGCCGCATGTCGCTCCTGCGTTAGCAATTCTGGTGTATTGACAAGGTCAAGTTTCAGCGCCGCACCACATTTGGTGTAGTTCTCACGGCCAGTAATTTGAAGCAGGCCACGACCGCGATATTTCCAGCCGTCACCCTGGCTGTTATTCCCCATGCGGTCACCGTAAACCAGATTGGCTATTTGCGGCTGGTGAGCGACCTGTTTACCATCGACACGCCCCAGCATTTCGCACTGGTACGGCGTCAGACGCTTACCAAAGGTTTTCTTCAGCCCTTCAACCGAGTAGTTAAAACTCTCTGCCAGCGAAGTAAATCCTGCAGACTCATGCCCGACTTGTGCAATGAACATGGCCTGATCATTAACTGCTGTAATACCAAACTCTTTCATTGCCGCATCAATGTGCGGAAACCAGCGTGCAGAAACATCGGCGCTGATACCAGCCGCCTGCTGAAATTGTGATTGGTTCATTAGTGCCTCAGATGGTCAACCAGACGTGCCACATTGCCTCTGACGGCGACCAGCACGGACAGGAAAATAATGTTGGCCACGATAGTGGCCCACGATGAATAAGGGTAGATACCGCACAGATACGCCAGCGGTACGGCGCTATAAATGACCGTAAGCAGCCACGCTAAGCGAGATATCCACGGTCGATGTCTGGAGTCGCCACGACGATAAAACATCAGAGTAATAACAACACAAGCACATAACAGCGCATTTATAGTTGCTGTCGGGTCATTTAGCTCCACCTGAACCTCCCCGGCGCGTTATGAGCGCCACCAGCGAGCCGATATCCTGATTATTCAGGAACGTCAGGATTTTAACGGCTAAAGCAGAGACGATTACGGCACCAATAGCATCCAGAGGTTTATCACTGTATCCGGTCAAGTTCGCCAGCTTGGAGCCAACCAACCCAGAGCAAAGGATCCCGGCAATATATGACACGATAAAATATGCTAGTCGGCGCGATGCACTCAGATCTGCTGCTGTTGCTATGTAGAATACAGCCCCTGCAAATGCGCCAAATACAACGCCGTAATCAGTTCCGGTCAGCAGTCCATAAATACTAGCGCCCGTTAGGGCTCCACCAGCTAACCCTGTGCCGGAAATCGGATCGGACATTAGCCACCTCTTATTGCAGTGAGTCCTCTCAGAAATAGAAATGAGAGGAATAAAAAAGGCCACCATTTGGCAGCCATAGAATTGATGTAATTATAACTAATTCATTAACTATTTCTTAATGATGCTATTTAACATTTCTAATGCAAAAAGCAACATGGAGCTAATAAAATACAATATAACCGCACTGGCAATCGCTCCAATTATAGCCTGGACACTCCAGTGAAAGTAATTTTTACCATTAATAACAAACTTAACACTAGGAAACAAAAAGTCGATAAGCTTAATTATTAATGGAATAGCAAAGCTCCATAAGTTCGAAAACAAAATAAAGATACAAATAAATGATAAAGCAAATGCACCATCGATTGATAGTTTTGGCGCCAGTTTTGAGGCTGTCCATAAGCTAAGCAAAAAGCCAACTGTCACACCTGAAATCTGGATACTTAACATAGTCCAAGCTGTTCTAAAAAATCTAAATTTATTTTTGCACTTGTTAAGTAAATCCTGAATCGTAATCCATAACGAGTCAACCCACTCATTATCTTCCGATGCTACAATCATTGTGCTGCTATTTGAATTCCTCTCATCAATTCGTAGCTCCATCCAAGATCCATTCATCCTGTTAGACTGTCGACTTTGATAAGTTTCAATAGTAAAAATTATTTGATCAATCCTAGTGGCCTGTCTAAAGTATTTCACAAGCTCACCGATAGAATCAACTTTATACCCCTTACCATCGAACAAAATAAAAAAAACACATTGAGCACAAACTTCCCTACTTTCCTTTTGAGCTTGCTCATTCATTTTAACGCAGCGTTCGACAATTGCCGTGCTTAAGCTAATCAAGCTATCTTCATTTATAGAAACACCTGAAATATTCTTGCTTCTGTAAAAATATGACACTTTCGATTCCACTCCGCACCAGTCTCGATTTAGCGCAGGTTAACATAACCACTTCATTGGTAGAAGAAAAGAACTCTTCTTGTCAGAAAGCTACTGTGATATCCCTAAACCTGCAGATGATACAGAACAAAATTTAAGCATCAATTGTAGGCGATTTTAAATTCACTTTACAGTTTAGGCTGCCAATTGGCAGCCGATTGAAGCAGAAATCAATGAGTGCTCATCGATGAATTTTTTTCAGCGCCAATCTCACTCAAAAAAGCAAAACCTTTTGACGTTATCTCATTAGCAATCAATCCACCTTCGGCAGATTTGCTTCGTATAACATCGATAAAACCTATATCAGCAAGATCTGAAATAGCAAAGTTAACCTCTTTTGCTGAGAGATGAGGTAATGATGCAGCCTGAATTCTAGAATCCTTTGGCTGCAATTCATTCACTCGACGTAGTATTTCAAGATGGATAGAGGTCAGTTTCATAATGTTCTCCTGTTTTTAATGTTGTTTTACAGAAAACATTATAACACATTGATTTTGATGTAGATTGAATAGAAAAAAACCATAAAAAAACCTCGCAATAGCGAGGTCGTAAAAATTGTTCAACGATAGATACACAAGCCCCATCGTTGAGAAAATCTTATCCATATTTTTTGAGAAATACAAGTATTATGTCGTTATCTTCGGCGAAAATCGCTTATCTCGTCACCCTTCTCAATTGTGCTTCAGCGTAAGCTTCCTCCTGCCAGCACTTTGTAACCAGTTTATCAATGACATCTGCATATCCTTTGTACCACTGATAATCCGTCAGGTCTGGTACCAGCTTCTGGACATGAAGCCGCGCCAGTGTGGTTGGTAAACGGCTAAACCGGTTTCCACTGCAACGCCCACAAATCTTATAAACAGGCGTGCCATGAAGCCGGGTTCTTTTTTCATCCAGGACAATACCTTTACCCTTACACCCTCTGCACGCGGTGCTGACTTCTCCCTTACCATGGCAATGCTGACATAGTTCCTTCACCCACTCTTCCTTGATAACAGATTCCCCGCTTCTGGAGTGTTTCACCACTTCGCGCAATACATTATGAAATCCAGTACCAGCACAATGCTCACAGCGAGCCTTACTTGCCGCAGACCTGGAATAATCAGCAAAGGCAAAATTCACAAGGTAAGGGATGATCTGTAACCGGGTTTCTTCACTCAATTTGTTCAATGTCGGGTTATCCAGTGCCATCGCGTAATTGAGCAGACCTTCAATCGCAAACTGAGGATCCTGAACACCAACTTTTGCCAGGAATAAGGCAAACCCAAGCGGTGCTTTCGACTGCACCATCCCCTGCGCAGCCATCACATCCGTAATCGTTAAACCACCTGAGCCTGTCGCCGGTGCGTCATCGCTCAATTTTGGAGATTTTGGGGAGTAATATTTTGGTAAGGCTTCAAGGTTCATGCTCGTTCTCCACTTACGCCAGCACGCCAATTGCCAGCGCACGATCGATAAAACGAAATATCAGCTCCAACTGGGAGCCATACTTTTCTTCAAATGCCACGGTATCCGCATGCAGATCGTCGTGATGCTTTCTGCACAAAGGCAACACAAAGAGGTCATGCGCTTTTGTACCCATTCCCCCCTGACCGTCGCCTATCAGGTGGTGGGGATCATCAGCAAGCTTTCCACAACATGCACACGGCTGTGTCTTAACCCAGCGCGTGTACTTTTCATTAGCCCAGCGGCGACGTTTTGGGCGTAACATAAAAGACTCCGGCGACTCCGGATCCACTTTCAGCGCCAGCACCTTTTTCGCCTTATCCTGGATGATGCTGGTGGCAGGAACCGAAGGCACAAGGTCACTTTCCCGGGTGACAGACGGCACAACAGGCTTCGGTAATCTCAGTGCCTTACGGGCTGCACTTTCCGGTAAGGCATCCGCCAGGTCATTACGAACCAGCCACCAGCACAGTTCCGGCATTGTCACAACGTGACTATCATCAAAACCGAGATCCCGACGCACAACAGACAATACCCAGCGGGCACAGTTATCCGTTGCCATTGATTCCAGCCGTTCCGTGAACTGATCGCGCAACTGGTTATCGCAGTGCCAGCACAGACGGATTGCGCCCGGCGCGTGTCGCATTGTGGTCATGTTCTCGCTGTGCCAGTCGGAATGAGGCCACTGGCAGCCTTTTTCACGAAGTAACCAGCTTTCAAGACATTCCACCCCACCAGCACGACGAATCACTGCCTCATTACGGAACACGGCCCGAACGACAGGATCATCCGCCAGCGGTTGTGATGCCGCGGGAACGGCACCACTGGCGAAAGATGAATAATGCTCCGGCTCAGGCTCCAGCAGGACACGCCCCTGCATAAACAGGGGCATCAGCTCTGAACCTGGTCTGAACAATACGATCCCCATACGCGGGGCAATTTCAGGGGTCAGTAGTGCTCTCACGGTCACCTCAATGAACGGTATCGAGCAGCTTTAACAGCTCAGGGAATCGGGATTCGAAAAAGTGCGGCTGCGTCTCGCGCGGATTTGCGGGACTGGTGATGTTCTTGCCGAACATGCAGCCTTTCGCTGTCAGCGACCAGAATTTTTTGATGTTGTTAATCGCGGTACGGCTGTATCGTTCGCGCTGTTCGACGATCCCCAGCTTCACCATCTGGTGATATGCCTGATTAGCCGTAAGGCGGATACCATACTGCTTCAGCAGTGCACTCAATGATAGCGTAGGGCGGCTTGAGCCATCGAGTGCATCAGCAGGAGCATCAATGGCATAGCGCGGTGCCAGATTCGGTAAGCCAACAGCCTCCTGAAGCTTCTGACAGGCACCAAGCACTGAAGAGTTAGACAGGTTTAACTCCCTGCGCATAAAGTCCAGCAGAATCAC